ATGGCACACGGACTTACGCTGACATCGGCATCAACCATCGTGTGGTACGGACCCATCACGAGCAATGAGCAGTATGTTCAGGCCAATGGCCGCGTAGAACGCATCGGTAAGAAGCACGCATCCAACGTGGTTCACATCGAGGCTACGGACTTGGAGTACAAAATGTATCACCGTCTTCAGAGCAAGCAGAAGCTCCAAGGGCTGCTTCTCGATCTCATTCAACAGGATACAACGAGGTAAAGGACCATGACTATAGACGACATCGTCGCACTGTACGTGCGGCTCCGCAATGAAAAGGGTGCCATCCGCGCCAAGCTTGACGAAGAAGTTAGCAAGATCGACGCCAAGCTGGACAAGCTCGAAGCGTGGATCAAGAACAAGGCCGACGAGCAAGGCGTAACATCTTTCAAGACCAACCACGGTACGGCCTTCCTGACCACGGTTGACTACGCCAGCGTGGAAGACTGGGATGCAGTCCTGAAGTTTGTCAAGGATAACGATGCCTTCGACATCTTCGAGAAGCGTGTCAGCAAGACCGCTGTGCGTGGGTACATCGACTCCACCAAGAGCGTACCGAGCGGCGTGCTGTACGGCACCCGTCTGGAAGTCAACGTGCGCAAGCCCACGAAGAAGGTGGAGGCAGCATGATTGGAATGTTGAGGAGGTGGATCAAGCGCATCGCGGATGAGGACCGTCTTGCCCCAGCGGTCGAAAGTGCTGGCCCGCCTATGATACAAATCTACAAGATTGAGAACGGGTATCTTATCCACAAGCGTGACACCAAAAGTACGTATGCCGATAGCGCCCGCATCGTCTACTGCAACACACCTATCGATGTGGCGCGGCAGATCATCAACAGTGAAGCCCTTCAGAAGATGGGTATCACCCCGGAAGGTTTGCATACCAGCGGTGTCTCCACTGGTTCGTTCGCCACCAAAATCTAACCGCTCATAACAGGAGAAAACCATGAGCAACATCGTGTCCCTCGACGCTAAGGTTCCGGCGCATCTTGCGAACCGCATCGGCAAGCCCTCTGCTCTGGCAGAAAAGCTTGTGGGTGGTATCTCCAACGGAGAAAGCTGGCCGCGTATTTCTATCAAGGGTGGCCGCTTCCGCATCAAGGAAGGCGATGCCGAGACTGTTCTTCAGTCCACCACCATTGATGTGGTGATCGTCGGCTCCAACCCGCGCCTGTCCAAGACCTTCTATGCCAAGGCTTGGGACCCCAATGCTGAAGTGACCGCGCCCGACTGCTCCTCCATGGATGGTGTGGCACCGGACGGCAACGCGACCGCACCGCAGAACGACCTCTGCGCCACCTGCCCGCACAACGCATGGGGTTCCAAGAAGGGGCCGCAGGGTCAGGACCTCAAGGCGTGCAGCGACAGCAAGCGCATCGCCGTGGTATCTGCTGACGATCCGTCTGGTCCGATCTATCTGATGCTCGTCACCCCGGCAGCACTGAAGGACCTCAACCAGTACCAGAAGGACCTGTCCCACCGTGGCATCGCCCCGGAACTGGTGCGCACCCGCATTGGCTTCGACACCAATGCTTCGTTCCCGAAGATCAAGTTCGGGTTCGGCGGCTGGCTGAATGAGGAAGAGATCGCTGCCGTGGACGAAGTGATGACCAACCCCTCTATTCCTGAGATGACAGGAGAAAAGGTGAAGAGCACCCCGGCACAGATCGCAGCGCCCGAGAAGCCCAAGCCCCAGTTGGTGAAGGCTGCTCCCGCCCCCGTGGTGGAAGAGGTCGAAGAGGAAGCCCCGGCTTCCAAGCGTGGGTTCGGTGCCAAGGTTGATACCCCCAAGGCTGCTGCACCGAAGGCCGCTGCACCGAAGGCCAAGCCCCAGCCCGTCGAGGTAGCATCGTCCAACCTTGAGGACGAGATCGCTGCCATGCTGCTGGATGCGCCGAATGACGACGCCTAATCCGATTGATTTCTCCAAGGTAGAGGTTCTTCGGCAGCGTTTGGGATTAAGTGTGGAGGACATGGCTTCGGCCATGTCCGTCTCCCGCATGACCTACTACAACTGGGTACGCGGTAAGAACATGCGGGACACACACGCACGGAGAGTACGCAAGGTCGTACGGATACTTCTGGACCTATTGAAAGATAAACTCTGGTTCGAGCAGGTCGTCTCAGCAGGTCCAACAGTGCGGCGCGAACGGTTGCTTACACTGGTCGGCTAAGATAGCATCACAAATCCACGGGGGCTGCGGCCCCCGTTCCTCTCTCAAGTGTAGGAGATAATATGAACACGCTGGATTTCTTGCGGCACGTTCTGCCGTCCACAGGATGGTATGTCGTAACCGTCATCGACAGCGGATCGGCACCGAAGCAGCGCAGCTTCGACAACATTGAACAGCTTGCCGGGTTTGCAAACGCGCTGAGCGACAAAGGGCACAACGTCTATTACGCAGTCGCATCGTTTGACGAGAGCGGCACCCGCAAGGCCACCGCAGTGTCGGCTCTTAAGGCTTTGTTTCTCGACATTGACTGTGGAGAAGATACTCCAAAGAAGTACGCCACCAAGAAGGACGGTCTGCTGGCACTGGGCCAGTTCGTCAAGGACACCGGGTTACCTAAGCCCATGGTGGTATCGTCAGGCAACGGCTGGCACGTCTATTGGGTACTGGAAGAAGACCTCCCGGTATCTGAGTGGAAGCCGCTGGCTGAGAGCCTCAAGGCGGCGTGTCGAGCGCATAGCTTTAAGGTCGATCCATCGGTGCCTGCTGACGCAGCCCGAGTTCTACGCCCCGCAGGGACGGTCAATCCCAAGGGTGGCAACGAAGTCAAGGTGATGATCAACGCTGAGCCGACCACTGCGGAAGCACTGCGGCAATGCCTTAACAAGTTCGGCGGTCCCGTTGTTCCTAGACCCAGCCGTGGTTTTACTAATAACAAAACTACTCTGCTCGATAAGTTAGCAGTAAGACAAGACTATCCTCCAGCCAAACCGGATGTGATCGTCTCCAAGTGTGCTCAGGTTAACTGGGCAGTTAACAACCAGAAGGATGTCAGTGAACCCATGTGGTATGGGGTGATCGGCATCGCTGCCTTCTGCGAAGCCCCAGAGGATACAGCTATCGCGTGGTCGAAGGACCACCCCACCTTCAGCGAAGACGAGACCATCCGCAAGGTGGACCACTGGAAGAACGCCGCTACGGGTCCTACTACCTGCGCCAAGTTCGACAGTGAACGCCCGGATATCTGCAAGTCGTGCCGCTTCAACGGACGCATCGGATCACCAGCGAGGCTGGGCTTGCAGCGGGAAGAGGTCACCATCGAGCAGACCGCACCGGATCAGGTGGCGTTCCAAGTCCAAATCCCCAAGCCGTTCAAGCGCACGGCAGACGGCATCAAGCAAGTCACGGACGGCACGGACATCGACGTGTGCAAGTTCGACCTATATCCAGTAGGTTATGGCTACGACGAGACACTGGGCTACGAGGTGGTGCGCTACCACTGGAACCGCCCGCACTCAGGGTGGAAGGAACTCCGCTTCCGACAGGCTTTCCTCGCCGCAGAGAACCGGGAATTTGCAACAGCTATCGCAGACCAAGGGATCGTTCTTGCCAGCAAGAACCAAACGCTGAGTTTTCAAACAATGCTACGCTCATACATGGACGAACTCCGCAAGATCAAGGCGGTGACAAATCTCTACTCCACCATGGGCTGGAAGGAGAACAATACCCAGTTCCTGATCGGTGACCGGATAATCAAGCGCGACGACAGTGGCTCCGCAGTGGTTGAGAGCATCAACCTCGCCGCCACATCTCAGAAGCTTGGCGAGAAGTTGTTCGATGTAAAGGGTAGCCTCCGCGACTGGTCCCTGCTTACCTCCGTCATCGAGCGTGGCAACCTGCCTGTCCACGGCTTCGCCCTTGGCGTGGCGTTCTCTGCACCACTGTACCAGTTCAGCGGGCTTCGCGGCGTGGTGATCAGCCTCTGCGGCCCGACAGGGTCGGGCAAGTCCATCGCTCAACTTTGGATGCAGTCGGTCTACGGTATCCCAGACAAGCTGCACTTCGCAGCAAAGTACACACAGAACGCCGTGTTCTCCCGCTTCGGGTTCTATAACAACCTACCCATCACTATCGATGAAGCGACCATGATGCCCGACAAGGAGGTCGGTGACTTCTGCTATTGGGTTACTCAGGGCAAGGACAAGGCCCGCCTTAACAAGAACGCCGAGGAGAGGGAAGCCAAGACGTGGGGCCTACCATGCGTGACCTCATCCAACAGGTCACTGGGTTCCAAGATGATGTCCTCCGGTATGGATACGGACGCGCAGCTTG